CAAGAGCACCCAGATAGCAGGCGTATCCGGGTGTGGACAAGGCTTCAGTTGTTGGAGAAGTGGAATCCCAAGCGATGGGGGCCGAAGCAGCAGGTGGAGCACCGGCATGACTTCACCAAAGCTCTAGAGGATGCGCGTGCCCGCGTCGTCAGCAATCAATGATCTAGCTTCCGACATAGGCGGGTTCACCCATGATCCGCTGAATCACGCCAGGTACGTGTACCCCTGGGGGCATGGCGCGCTTGCTGACTGGACCGGGCCAAAAGCCTGGCAGGGCGAGGTGCTCGAGCACATTGGCCAGCATCTGCGCGATTCGAAGACGCGGCACGTGCCTTGCCTGATCGCGGTGGCATCTGGCCACGGGATTGGCAAGTCGGCGCTGATTGGCATGGTGTCGAAGTGGGCTATGGACACCTGCGTCGACACGAAGGTTTCCGTTACCGCGAACACTGAACCGCAGCTGCGTACGAAGCTGTGGCCGGAGGTGTCGAAGTGGTTCAACCTCGCGATCAACTCCGACTGGTTCAACGTCCACGGGCTGCGTATTCATTCGGCGATCAAGAAGCATCACGAAGCGTGGCGCATGGACGCGGTCACGTGGTCAGAGACCAACACCGAGGCGTTCCAAGGCCTGCACAATGCCCGCAAGCGTCTTGTTGTCGTCTTCGATGAAGCGTCCGGTATCCCCGGCAAAATATGGGAAGTGACCGAAGGTGCGCTAACTGACGCGGAAACAGAAATCATCTGGTTGGTGCTGGGCAACCCGACGAATGCCACCGGGCGATTCCGCGAGTGTTTCCGATCCGGCCGGTGGAAGACCTGGGAGATCGATTCGCGCACGGTTGAGGGGACCAACAAGGCGCTGTTTGAGCAGTGGGCTAAGGAGTACGGCGAAGATTCCGACTTCTTCAAGGTCCGCGTTCGCGGGATGTTTCCAAGTCAATCGGTGCGGCAGCTCATTTCGGAAACGGATGTCGACGCGGCGTATGGTCGCTATCTTCGACCGGAGCAATACCAGTGGGCGCCGAAGATCATTGCTGTGGACCCGGCATGGGAGGGCGATGACGAGCTTTGCATTGTTCTGCGGCAGGGGCTGGGTGCAAAAATCCTGCACACGCAGCGGAAGAACGACAACGACATCGAGGTTGCGAACCGCATTGCGCGGCTTGAAGACGAGCACAAGGCGGACGCGGTGTTCATCGACGGCGGGTATGGCACGGGCATCGTGTCTGCCGGTCGGACGCTGGGTCGCAACTGGCAGATTGTCTGGTTCTCGGGTGCGTCACTTGACCCTGGCTGCGCGAACAAGCGCGCGGAAATGTGGGTAGCCATGCGCGACTGGCTGAAGCAAGGCGGGGCGATCCCTGAAGACCGATCGCTTCGTTATGAATTGATGGCGCCGCAGGTAATCCCGAAGCTGGACGGAAAGATTCAGTTGGAACCCAAGTCGGCCATGAAGGCGCGGGGCATCCCCAGCCCGAACCGGGCGGATGCGCTGGCGCTGACGTTTGCGTTCCCGGTGGCAAGCAAGGCGACGGCCGGTGTGATGACGGCGGAAGTGGAAACCGAGTACGACCCATTCAGGTGATGATATGTGCAGAGCGAAGAAACCCAAGGTCCAGAAGGCACCGGCTCCACCGCCGATGCAAACGACGGTTACCACGGACGAGGCTGTCCTGCGCGAGGCCAGCAGGGAGCGTCGCCGTGCTGCGTCCCGCGCGGGCCGGCAATCGACCATCCTTGCGGGTGATGCGCCTGCGCCGACGGGCCAGGCCAAGACGCTGCTGGGCGCATGATGCAGGAGACGCTTTGCCAGCGGATGAACAAGCGCCTCGCGCAGATGCAGCGCGACCGTGCCACCTATGAGGCGCACTGGCGCGATCTGTCCGAGATGTTTGCCCCGCGGCTGGCGACCAACATCAAGACCAAAACGTCGGAGCCTAGCGGCGAGAAGCGGCACCAGAAGATCATCAACGGCAAGCCCCTCCAGGCCGTCAGGACGCTCGCTGCCGGGATGATGAGTGGTAACACCAGTCCTGCCCGCCCGTGGTTCAGGCTGACCACGCCAGACCCGCAGCTGGCCGAATTCGGGCCGGTGAAGGAATGGCTGTGGACGGTGGAAACCCGCATGCGCGAGGTGCTGCAAAAATCCAACCTGTACCGGCAGCTGTCGAAGGTGTACCGGGACATCGGCATCTTCGGCCCGTCATGCCTGGTCGGCGTGCCGGACAGCGAGCGCATCGTCCACTGGATTCACTGGGAGATCGGCACTTACTACCTGGCCGAGTCCGCGCGCGGCCGCGTCGACACGGCGTACCGCGAATTCAAGATGACGATCCGGCAGATCGTTCAGGAGTTTGGTATCGAGAATGTGTCGGGTCGAATCCGGAACATGTTCGAGAATGGCCAGTTTGAAACCTGGGACGACATTTGCCACGCGATCGAGCCGAACGGCGAGCAGTGGCGGTCGGTGTACTGGGAGCGCGGCAACAAGGAGCAGCTGCTGGCTGACCGCTACTTCCGGACGAATCCGATCGTTGCGCCGCGGTGGGATGTGGACGGCGCTGGGGTGTACGGCTATTCGCCGGCGATGGACGCCCTGGGTGACGCGCTTGCTCTGCAGCGAAAGGAACTGCGCAAGCAGGAAGCGATCGACATCGTCGTCAAACCGCCGCTGATGGGGCCGACGTCGCTGCGCAACACGACGGTGAGCATGATCCCCGGACGGATCACCTACGTGGACATTGCCGCGGGGCAACAGGGCATCAAGTCGATCCACGACTGGCGCCCGGAAATTGCGCCGATGCTCGAAGACATTGCGAAGACGGAACAGTTGATCGACTCCGCATTGTTCGTCGATCTGTTCCGCATGCTGGAGAACCTCGACCGTCGCGACATCACGGCATTCGAGATCGACAAGCGCGAAAAGGAGCGGATGCTGCTGCTGGGTCCGGTCATCGAGCGCTTGAATGACGAACTCAACAGCGCGGTGATCGACCGCACGTTCGACCTGATGGTCGACGTATCGAAGCCGTTCTGGTCTGGTGCGCTGGATGGCAACCCGCTGATCCCCATGCCGCCGGAGGAACTGGCCGGGATGGAGCTGAAGGTTGAGTTCATCTCGATTCTGAGCCAGGCGCAGAAGGCTGTGGGACTCGGCGCTGCGGACAACCTGCTGGCGTTTGTTGCAAATGCCGCACAGATGAAGCCTGACGTGCTCGACAAGATCGACCTGGATCAGGCCGTCGACGAGCGTGCCGATATGTTGGGCGTGTCGCCGAAGATCGTTGTCCCTGACGACAAGGTGGCGGCGATTCGGCAGGAACGGGCGAGGATGCAACAGGCGCAGATGGCCGCACAGGCCGCGCAGGTGGCGAGCCAGTCTGCCAAAGACCTGAGTCAGGCCGACATGACCGGCGATAACGCACTGACCCGGGCTATGGGCATTGTCGGAGCCTGACATTCCCGAACAGCGGCGCCAGGCCGTTGTCGAATACATCATGAATCATCCGCAGGGCCGCGAGTTCATTTGGGGGCTTCTCGGCGACTGCGGTCTTTACCGATCGTCATGGCATCCCTCGGAGTTGATTCACTTCAACGAGGGGCGCCGTGACGTAGGACTGCGAGTCCTGGACGAAATCATGCGCCGTTGTCCTATGGCATACCTCGACATGCAGAGGGAGGCCATAGAGCGCGCATCACAACCGGAGAGCGACGAAGACGATGAGCGAAGCGACTGAAACCACAACGACAGAAGAAACTACCCTTCTTACGGATCAGGGGGAGCAGCAAAGCCAGGAGACGACGACCGGCGACGGTCAAGACTCCGGCGATGCGCAGCCCAAGGCGCCGGAGAAGTACGAGTTCAAACTGGAGGGGTTCGAGATCGACGCGCCAGTGATGGAGCGGTTCGAGCCAGTGTTCCGCGAACTCGATCTGACCAACGAGCAGGCGACCAAGCTGGCCGAGGGCTATGCCCAGATTCGGCGGCAGGAAGCTGATGCGTGGCAGGCCGAGGTATCGGGCTGGGCCGACGCCGTGAAATCGGATGCGGAGATCGGTGGCGACAAGATGCCTGCGATGGTGTCTGCGGCCAATCGCGTCATTGGACTCTACGGCACTCCGGAGCTGCGGGCGTTCTTCAAAGACACCGGCTACGGGAATCATCCCGAACTGGTGCGTGTGTTTGCCCGCATCGGCAACGCGCTTCCGAAAGAGGACACGGTCGTCGATGGCAACCCATCCGGCGCAACGCGGTCCATCGAAGAGCGCCTTTACGGTAACACCAAGCCTTAACCCTGAGAGGAATCAGAAATGGCAACACTTGGAGCGAACAACCCCACGTTGCTCGACGTGGCGAAGACGATGGACCCGGACGGCTCCGCATCCGCCGTGGCGGAACTGCTGAGTCAGGAGAATGAGATCCTGATGGACATGCCGTGGTACGAGGGCAACCTGCCCACCGGACATCGCGTGTCGATGCGGACTGGTCTGCCGTCGAGCACCTGGCGGAAATTCAACAGCGGTATCGCGCAGAGCAAGAGCACCTACGTGCAGGTTGATGAAGCCTGCGGGATGCTCGAGCAGATGGGCACGGTCGACAAAGACCTGGCCACGCTCAACGGGAACACCGTTGCTTTCCGCATGCTGGAAAACCGTGGCCACATCGAGTCGATCAACAACGACTTTTCGACGGCCCTGTTCTACGGCGACACCTCGACCGAACCGGAGAAGTTCCTGGGCTTTGCGCCCCGGTTCAACTCGCTGTCGGCCGAGAATGGCGACAACATCATCAGCGGAAGCGGCAGCGGATCGGACAACTGTTCGATCTGGCTGGTCGGCTGGGGCACGCAATCGGTCCACGGAATCTACCCGAAGGGCACGAAGGCCGGTCTTTCGCATGAAGACCTTGGGCTGGAGACGGTCTACGACAGCAGCAACAATCCGTTCCGTGCCTTCCGCGACCACTACCAGTGGAAGTGCGGCATGGCGCTGAAGGACTGGCGGTACGTCGTTCGCATTGCGAACATCGACGTTTCCGATCTGACGAAGAACGCGAGTTCCGGCGCAGACCTGATCGACCTGATGACGCGGGCAACCGAGCGCATTCATTCGCTGAATGGTGTGAGGCCGGTGTTCTACGTCAACCGGACGGTTCGTTCCTTCCTGCGTCGCCAGGTGGTGAACAAGATCGCTGGTGCCACGCTGACCTATGACGCGGTTGGCGGTCAGCGGATGCTGTCGTTCGCCGAAATCCCCGTGCGTCGTTGTGACGCGCTCACCAACGCCGAAGCGGCCGTATCCTAAGGAGGGAAATCATGCTGATTGACGCATTCAACGAGTTTTCCAGTGCGCAGGCGGTGACCAGCACCGCCATTTCGACCAACGTCGTGGATCTCGGCGCGACCAACACGCTGAAGAACCTGGGCGCTGGAGAAAGCGTCTGGCTGATCGTTCGTACCATCGTGGCTGCAACCGATTCCGGTTCCGATGCCACCCTGGCCGTTACGCTTGAGTCGGATTCGACGGCGGACCTCGCAACCTCTGCGACGGTCCACGCTTCGTCCGGCACGCTGGCGTTCGGTACGTTCTCCCCGGCGGGCACCACGCTCCTGGCCATTCGTCTGCCTGCGGGCAACTACGAGCGGTATCTGGGCGTGCGCTACACCGTGGCGAGCGGGCCGCTGACTGCGGGGCAGTTCGATGCGTTCCTGACCAAGGACTTCGGTTCTTACCGGGCATACGCTGACAACAGCACCATCGCAAGCAACGCCTGATGATGGGGCGGGAGGGGGCAACCCCTCCCGTTTTCAATGACGAGATACAGAATCAAGCCGCGTGCGCCACTGCATTACGTTGGTGGGCGATTGCACGGGCCTGGTGAGATTGTCGAGTACCCGGACACCATGAAGCCGGGTATTTGGCTGGAACCTGTCGACGAACCCGTGGCGGCGGTGGAAGCGCCGAGGCGCCGCGCTCGACCGAAGAAGGAGACGAACAATGTCGGCACTGGCGCGTGAAAGTCTGGATGGTGGCGGCGCCCCGATTCCGGTGGTCGGCCATGGCACGGTGCAGCGGGTGACTGTCGATACTGGACAGAGTTACGCCCAGGTGGCGATCGGAACGGCGCCTGACGTGACGGCATCGTACTTCACGGTGCCTGCCGGTGTGCCGGAGTATTTCCGCGTGATCCCTGGCGTATCGAAGGTGGAGGCGAAGGCGGGTTCGACCACGGCCGAAACGGCGAGTGCGGTTGGCGCGCACACCACGGCCGTGCGCATTTTCTACGACCCGACCGCCGGCAAGGTCGAGGTCATGGAGGGTCTGCAGTAATTGTCTTCCAATGTCGAGATCTGCAACGTCGCCCTGTCCAGGATCGGGATCGACCAGTACATCGAAGACCTGAACGATCCGAAGCCGAGCGCGGTTTCGTGCAACCTGCACCTGCCGCTTTGCCGGCGCGCGATGCTGGCCGACTTCTTCTGGCCGTTCGCGGCGACGGTTCGCCAGCTGGCCATCGTCGACTCGGTCGAGGTTCCCGGCTGGGCGTTTGTCTACCGATATCCTGTGGATTGTCTGCAGGCTCACGAGATCACCAACGAAGGCGGATCGCGCATCTTCTTCTGGGAGCAGTACGACTACGACCCGATGATCCGCGTGCCATTCAAGGTACTGAGCGACCCGGATACGGTGGGCGCGCAGATCATCGCCACCGATATGGATGAGGCGTGGTTGTGGTACACGAAGGACGTCAACGATCCCAACCAGTTGACGCCGCTATTCCGTGACGCGCTGTCGTGGCGGATCGCCAGTGAAATTGCACTGGCACTGCGTGCTGACGCGCAGCG